CGCCAGTATTGCCAGCATCATTGCCATGGCCGGTGACCGGATTCGCATCGCCGATAACGCGATGATGATGATCCACGAACCCGCTGGCGTGGTCATGGGCACTGCGAAGGATATGCGCGATCTGGCGAATCTGCTAGATAAAACGCGCGGCAATTTGATCGGCATTTATGCGAAACGGACGGGACTGGATAACGAGAAAGTGTCCAGCCTGATGCAGGCGGAAAGCTGGTTCAATGCCACGGAGGCGCTGCAAGCCGGATTCGTGACCGATATTCTGCCCGCCAAGACCGCCAATAATGCCGCCTCGTTTGACAAGACTTTGTTAGCCAAATTGGGCTATCGCAATATCCCGTCTTATCTGATTTCCAATCGAGAAAAACCCAAACTGGAAGCTTACCGCGCCAAGCATGGCCGGATGTTCCGTTTGGCCACTGATTCTGTTTCTGTTTGATCTGGAGTGACTATGAATACTGTTGAAGAACTGAAAGCCCGGCAGTTGGAACTCATTGAGCAATCGCGGGGGATTGAAGCCCGTGCGCATGATGAAGATCGTGACCTGACGGATGAGGAAGAGGCGACTCTGGAAAGACTGGCTGCTGATGCCAGCAAGCTGGATTCGCGCATTGCCCGCGTGCAGAAGCTGGAAGCCCTGGAGCAGAATCTGACCGCTTCCAAGGGCCGCCAGTCCGCGCCGGTTGCCGCTCCCGTTGCGGCGGGCCGGATTAGCGTCGGCGAACCGAATAGCCGGAAAGATGGCAAATGGGGATTCAACAACCTGGCCGACTTTGCCGTCTCTGTTCGCAATGCGACGAAGCACGGCGGCATGGTAGACCCTCGCCTGCAAAACGCCACGCTGTCTACTTACGGCTCCGAGGGCGTCGGTTCCGAAGGCGGCTTTGCGGTTCCGCCGGAATTCCGTGCCTCGGTGCAAGAATTGGTGATGGGTGAAGACGGCCTGCTGGGCCGCTGCGATGCCATGCCCACCGGAAGCAACATGGTCATTGTGCCGACCGACGAAGACACCGCCTGGGGCACTTCGGGCGGTGTGCAGGTCTATCGCCGGGCCGAAGCCGGGACGATGACGCAATCCAAGCCGTCGTTGAAAGAGCTGACGGTGCGCGTGGAAGAGCTTTATGCCCTTGTGCCGATGACCGATCAACTGCTGGAAGATAGCCCGATGATGGGCCGCTGGCTGGCGCGCAAGGCCGGTGAAAAGATCAACTTCCGCATTAACCACGAGATCATCAATGGCACCGGTGCCGGCGGCCAGATGCTCGGCATCCTGAACAGCGCCGCGACCGTTTCAGTGGCCAAAGAGTCCTCGCAGGCTAATGGCACTATCGTCGCCGCCAACATCCTCAAGATGTATTCGCGGATGCCGGACTGGGTGCGGCGCAATGCCATCTGGCTCATCAACCAGGATATTGAGCCGCAGTTGCTCAACATCAATCTGACCTTCCAGACTAAAACCGGGAGTGCGGAAATTGCTGCCGGAACCAGTGGCCTGATTCCAGAAGGCGGTCTGCGCTATGACCCGACCAATGGCACATTGATGGGCCGTCCTATCATTGCGACTGAGGCGTGCTCTACGATTGGAACCGTGGGCGATATTATCCTGGCCTATATGCCCGGTTATTTCGCGCCTTATAAAGCGGGCGGCCTGAAGGAATCCATCAGCATTCATTTATGGTTTGACCAGGCGGTGACTGCGTTCCGCTGGACGTTCCGAGTGGGTGGCCAGCCGTGGCTGTCCGCGCCGATTGCCCGGCGTTCGGGCAGTAATACCCTGTCTCATTTTGTCACCCTGGCTGCTCGATAAGGAGCCGATTATGTACCCGAATGTTTCTCTCGCTGAAGGCTTGGTAGTGATTTCGTCGGCCTTTAAAACGGTTGGCAACGATACGCAAGCCAGCGCCGCTGTACCGCTGGCCAGCTACGATCAATTGCTGTTTATTTTCAGCACGAATGACTTTGCTGATACCTCGTCGATTAACGGCGGTGTGGCGACGTGTGATAGCGATGGCACTAGCAACGTGGCGCTGATCACTAGCAAAACGATCACTGAGCGTTCGGCGCACGCTACCGCCAATGATGGCAAGCAGATTGTGATTGGCGTCAAGAGTGCCGATCTGATTGCGGCGGGCAAGTCCTATGTCCGTGGCCAGTTGACTGGAAGTGGAACAGGTGGCGTCGCCACCATCACGGTTTTGGGTACTCCGAAGTATGGCCCGGCCACTCAACCGGCGGCTGTGGTGCAAACCATCAAGTAACCGATCTGCGGGCGGCAGGTTGATCGCCTGCCGCTTGCCATGAGGCGCGCATGAATAGTTATGAGGCTTATGGCCGGCCAGTCGTGACAGGGCCGCCGCTCAATGCGGTCTCTTTGACCTCCCTACTCTCTGATACCGTAGACCTGTCTCGCCCGATGCGCGTGCAGGTGCGGGGCAATGCCGGCGATGTGAAAGTGACGCCAGCGGGCGGCGCGGCGGCATTGGTATTGACCCTGGCGGCTAAAGAGTTTGTCGAGTGCCAAGTGATCCGGGTTTGGTCAACTGGTACAACCGCGACGAATCTGGTGGGCTATTACTGATATGGCTGGACTCACTCGCTCGGTAGCGCCGCTCGATACGCCCGTCTTTGTCGATGAGGTCAAGATCGGGTTGCGCATTGATAGCGATGACGAGGATACCTTTCTGGAATCCCTGATTGCCGCAGCCACCGACGACGCCGAGAATTTGCTGCACCGCGCCATCTTGCCGCAAACCTGGATTCTGTTGCTGGATGCGTTTCCGGCCTCCGGTATTCGCTTGCCGTATCCCGTGGCAAGAACCGCTACTGTGGCCTATCAGGCGACGGCTGGCGTTTGGACAACGCTGACAGCGGGACAAATCGCCCTGATCTCCGGGCCGCCCTCCTACGTAGCGCCGGCCTATGGCCAGACCTGGCCGGTGGCGATTGATTTCCCGGATAGTGTGCGGGTGACGTATACCGCCTATTCATGGGAAACTACGGACAGTATTCCTGCGGGCATCAAGCAATGGATCATCGCCCGCGTGGGGGAATTGTACGAGCAGCGGGAAGCCAGCGGGCCGCTTGAAGTGCGCGAACATCGCTTTATCCGGGGGTTGCTGGCTTCGCACGTCTGGCCCGATTACGGGCAGCGGTATGGCCAATGATCGTAGCCGGTAAACTGGACTGGCGACTGGAGTTTTTCCGGTTGTCGCTGGCGACCTTCGCACGCACCTCGCTAGGCCATGCCTGGGTTTCGGTACGCATGAAAGCGGCGGATCATTTAGCACCACCGTCGCAAGGTCTTCGTAACTTGTCTTCTGGGGCGTTGACTGAAATCCGGTTGCGCTATCGGACGGATGTGCAGGATGGCGATTATGCGGTCTACGGTTCCCGGCTCTGGCATTGCGTCAACTTCCGTGACCCGGATGGCAAGCGGGCGGAATTGATCGCCAGCGCCCACGAACTTGTGGGATTGACGACCGTCTACACGCCAGCGGGCGGTACAGCGATCACGACACGGGCCTGGTTAGGTTTCTCTTCGCCATTCGTATCGGGCGGGCACATGGTCAACGAATACCGACTGCGGGCCGAAGTGCCGATTCTGGAAGTGGGCCGCCCGGCGCGAGGCGGTACGCTGGTCATCAGTGGGCGCACGTATCAGATCATTGGCCTGGTTGATAATGGCGATGACGGTATCACGCGCAGCCTGTGGGTAGTTCCGGCATGAGCACGCAAATCACGATCAAAGGATTGGATGAGGTCATGGCCATCCTGGAACCGTTGCCCCGTGAATTGAGTCGCGCCGCGATCAATACCCTGAATAAGGGAGCGACAGCGGCGCGCAAGCTGATCGTTGATCCTGCGGTTCAGGCGACTGGAATGCGCCGCGCCGCGCTCAATGGCCAGATTCCGATTCAACGGGCGACGTCAAGATTTCTCGTCTCCCGCGTTCGGCCCAAAAGTTCCGGCATTCCGGTCCCGGAATACAAGTGGCAGCATGTGGCGACTGGCAAAGGCCCGACTCGCCACCGGATTTTAGTTGGCTGGCCGGGCGGCGAAAAAGTGGCGGCGGGGTTCGTAAATCCATTTGGTTCGTATCAAGCGCCGATTTCGACCCGGCGTTATGCCTATCGAGGGGATATGACAACGATGACCGTTGCGCTGGCTCCTAGTGCCGCCGCGCTACGCAAAGTGCTCTATCAAATTCCAGAAGAGCAGACTACGGAAAGATTTTTAATGACTGAAATCGAAGCGCAGTTGGTTCGCCTCATAGCCGGGAGACCTGCCGCCGATGAGTAATTATCGAGAGCGGGCCGTTGCCGCCTTTGCTGCGCGTCTCCATGCCAGTCGTGAGCCGTATAGTAAGACGATTTTGGATGCGCCTTTTGTGGTCATGGAAGATCAAGACGAACAAATTGAGCGCGCGGATTATGATTACTACCGGGCAGCGGTGACGATTCACGTCGAATCGTATGGCAATCCCGAACCCGGCGAATTGCGCTCAACGGCGATCAATCGCCGCCTCGCGCATTTAGTGGCGCTGGCGATTGGTTCCGATTTAACGATTGGCGGCGTCTGCGAGGACATCGTTTACACCAATGGCGGGCCGATTCTGTTTGATGCGCCGGTCGAGGCGATTGCCTGTTATGCTGATTTCCGCCTGGTCTACCAGTACCCGGAAGGTGATCCGACCTTGCCGACTTCAATTAGCCTGGATGTGATTCTTGTATGATCTATCTCAATGTCTGTCTGCCAACTTCCGGGCAATGCCGGGCCGAACATACCCTGAGCCTGGCCAATTTTGGCATGTATTTCATGCAAACCCCGGTCATGGCTGGGCATGATCAACAGATTGTCTTTCGGCAAATTCAGTCTAGTTGCATTTCGTTCAACCGGGAGAAATTGGTGACCGATTCGTTGGCCGAAGGCGCAACGCATATCCTGTTCGTTGATGAAGATATTGGTTTTGACCCGGATGTGCCGCATGGCTTGTTGCAACGCCAACTCCCATTTGTCGCCGCCAATTATCGCATCCGCTTCGAGGGGATGCCGTTCGCGGCCATTGCGCCCGATGGCTTGAGCCGAATTGCGACCACGGCGGATTCCCCAGACCTGGAAGAATGCGGCGCGTGCGGTTTTGGCATGGCACTCATTGCCCGCGAAGTCTTCGAGGCATTGCCGCAGCCATGGTTTCCGCAGCAATGGACGCCAGAAACGAAAAGCTATACCACTGAAGATACCCCGTTTTATTTAGCGGCGCGTGAGCACGGGTTTATCCCGATGATTGATCATGTCGCTAGTCGCAAACTGATCCATGTCGGTAGTTACCGCTATCGCTGGAATGATTAACCTAACCTGAGGTTTTGCCATGGCTATTTTGACGACCCAAACTGTCGAGTACGAATCTGCTGCTACTGCCGTCGCATTTAGCGCAATGACTGATGCCGGCGCGCATACCGTCTTTACCACCACAAATAAACCATGGTCGCAGGCCAGTGGTTACGAGCCAGTCATTGCTCCGTATGGATTGATGACGGGCGGCACCATCATCCCGGCAGTGGCTGGAACCAATGACCTGGTAGACACGGCGGCGCTCACTGCGATGATGCCCGGCGTGGCGTCGGCTAATGCGACGACCGGCGTAGTCACCGTCAATGCGGCGACCAATCAAACCTGCACGCGAGGTTCAGCCGGCAATGCCTATATTATCAATTCCGTGACTGTTTCGACGGCGGGGGCGATTGCCGTAGTTGCCGGAACTGCAACCACTGCTTTCTCAGCGACACGAGGCACTGCTGGCGGCCCGCCTTTTATCCCGGACGGCGCGATTGAAATCGGTCAGGTTCGCTTTACGACCACTGCTGCCGCCGCTGTTGCCAGTAGTGAGATTTACCAAGCCGTGGGTACGCATCAGGAACGCTATGATTATCCGACCTATAGCGCCGACTACCTGAGAGGGACAGTGACCTTTGTCAGCGCCCTCCCGCTAATCCATACTGGTAGCATCCCCAAGAAGGTCTATGTCCGTTGTGCGATTCCGGTGTTCGCCGAAATTAGTCATGCTAAAGACTGGGTTCCGGCTGAAACCAGCAATAGTACTAACTCGGAATCTTATTACGATGGCGATTTGGGTTCGGTATCTTCCAGTCTTGGACAGGCCAGTTTTACCGCCGCGCTCAACGATGGTGTGACTGATAATATGCTCGGCAAGGTTGGCCAGAATTTGGTTTTCCGGTTTAAGCCCTCCCGCAATGGCTCTGCTTATCAGTTGACGCAGGGCATACTGGGCATGGCTCGAACCTATGGCGTCAAGGCGTCGGCTATCGGTACGTTTACGGTGTCTCCGCAACAAGCCAGCGTTGACTTTGCATCATGAGCGAGTTGCACCAAGCGATGTACTTGCCGTGGGGAAATCCTACGGCACAAGTGCCGATTCCATCCGTATTGCGGATGGCGAATGCGGAATTGCCGGAGTCGTTTACCGTGCGCATGGCGACAGCGGAGGATTTGGCTTTTGTCGCTGAGGCCAATGATCGCCGCGCCAATCTGCAAGCCCTGGTCGAAACTCTGGCGACTTCGGAAACCTCCGAGAAAGCCGAAGTCCTACGTGCGGCGGCGGGGTTGGATGGTCAGCCCACGGCAACCTTTATCCGACAAGTCGAATTTGTGCTGCGCTGTACGGCTGATCCCAAGCTAGACCGTGAGCTGGTATTGTGGCTGAGCCGCACTTTCCCCCTGTTCTTCTCGGCCCTGTTTCAAAAAATTATGGAACTGACGGGAGAAGGGGCACAATTGGGAAAGTAGCGTGGCTCTACGCGCAGAGCGAGGTGCAAGCTGCCTTGGCTCTAGCGGAGTATCGCCAACGATTCCTGTGGGAATTAAGACCTGACTTGTTCCCACAGGGGAAGTTGACGCGCGTAGAGATTGAATTGTGGGAAATGTTTTTTCGAGATCGAAGGAAATCCAATGGCTAGTAGTCAGTCAACTATTGAACTGATTTTTAAAGGGATTGATCAAGCCAGTGGAGTAACCACTGAAGTTGCCGGTGGATTAAATAAAATAACGGCGGCGGTAACTAGTGTTACTGCCCCGTTGGCGGGATTAACCGAAACCTTTCTCAAGTTTGAAGCGGCGGCTTTAGCCATTGGCGTCGCTTTAGTCAAAGTGGCGGTAGACGATGCCGCCAAGTTTCAAAGTTCCTTTAATTTTATCACGACGCTCTTTGATACGACGGGGGACGCTTCCGAAAAATTCCGAGGCGATATTCTTGATTACGCGCAAACCAGCACGCAATCATTAGAGAGCATTAACACCTCGTTACAAACTGCAATTGGACAAGGTGTTGAGTATCAAGCTGCGCTTGGCCTGTTGTCTGAAGCGGAAAAATTGGCGGTTGCTCAAGGGGCCAGCCTGGATGATACTACTAAACTATTAGTCAGTACGCTCAATGCCTATGGGCTTTCGATTGATGACGCAAAAACCCTGTCGGATCAATTTAGCGTTACGATTCGGGATGGCGCGATTAGTGCGGCAGATTTAGCGCATGGTTTGTCGGAAATTACGCCGATTGCGGCGGCGGTGGGCGTCGGAGTGGATCAGGTAGGAGCAGCTTTGGCGGTCTTAACCGCCAATGGGGTTCCTGCCAATCAAGCCATTACCGGCGTTCGCAATATCCTGGAATCCATCATCAATCCCACGGATTCTGCCAGCAAAAAAGCCGATGAATTAGGCGTTGCTTTTAATGCGACGGCTTTGGAGTCTACCGGGCTATCCGGTGTTTTGGATGCGGTTAAGACGGCGACGGGCGGCAACGTCACCAAAATGGCGGAGTTATTCACGACCACGGAGGGGTTACAAGCCGCTTTGCTCTTGACCGCTAATAATGGTGGCAAGCTCAATGACGAATTGGGCAAAATGAAAGACGCATCGGGAACCACCGATGAAGCTTTCAAAAAAATGGCGGAGAACATCGAATTAGGCGGGCAAAAAGTCAGCAATGCGATCACCGTCGCCTTTATCAATTTGGGGACTCCGTTACTCGATGAATTTTCAAATGTCCAATCTTCCCTGGCCTCTATCTTTACGACTATCGGCACGTCCTTTGAATCGGGAGTGCTGAATAAAATCACAACGGCCCTGGAAGGATTGGCCGATGATGTTGCCTCTTATTTAACTATTATCGCTGAAAATCTGCCGGAAGCCTTGGAGGATGCTGATTTATCAGGGTTTACGAATGCGATTGATTTGCTTAGAGACGCTTTGAAAGCGGCCTTTGAAGCGATGGATTTAGATACAGCCGAGGGCTTATCCACTCTTATTACCAATTTAGGCCAAGGCTTTGAATCCCTCACGACATTTA